AGGTATATCTAATTGTCTTTGTGCCTGTGGTATCCTGGCCTCTAGATTTCTTATAGCCTCAAGTGCCTCTCGGTGTCTTTCTTCAAGAATGGCAATCTTGGCACGAGGCCCTATTGCCCTTACTTCTGCGAGTTTAGCTGCCTCTTCTACAGGAACCCTACGTGGAACATCTCCTGGTACAGCAGCCCGTGCGTCGGCAGGGGCAGTGGGGGCGGCTCTGCCAGGAACAGATCCCGGCACAGCCTCTACTGCTTCTTTTGCCACTTTGGGTACAACCGCCTTAGTGAGTCCTGTTAGTCCCCTATATCCTAGTTTCGCAATCCCAGGACCTATGCCAATTCCAGGAGCAAGCTCTACAGGATCAGTAAGAATCTCAGCAGGTAACCGTTGCCACCACGGTATCTCTCCTGCTTCTACTGACTGTTCATATGCAGCTCCGGCAGAAGCCCACGGTCCAAAGCCTTGTTCTCTTAGTGCCCGAGACCGGGCCTGCACACCAGGTTTAGTAAGTCCTGGAACCCATCCTCCAAAAGCCATACCACGAGCTGGAGCTACTATTTCATCTACAGCCTGTAGACCTTTAGATATGGGTTCCATCATCTGTCCAGTAGCACTAAGGGCAGTAGACAGAGCCCCTACTGTATTCCATTTTTCGGGAGCCTGAATAGCTTTGGCGGGCTCTATACCAGGAATAAATTTAGCGAACGGGGTTGTTCCTAACAAACCTCCTATCTGAGCCTGACCTGGCTCCGCTAGAAAACGCACCGCCCCGGTTAGATCCTTAATACGCTGGCCCCAGTCTACGGGCCTTGGGGGTGTAACAGCATAAGATTTTTGTGGAACCTCTCGTCCACGCGTAGCGGAAAGAAGATCTCTTAGAGCATCCCTATCTATATTGCCTTGATCGTCAATAGGAAACTCTGTCGCACCTCCCCATCTGTCTCTAAGATCGGGAGATTCTTCTATGGTACGTGCCCAAATATCTTGAAGTCTATCTGGTGGAGGGGGCATTAGCTGTATACATAACGTGTTGCGGGGTTGAACCTACGGAAGCTACCACCGGGACGCAAAGAAGGACTGAGAGCGGTATACCTCTGAGTCCAGGGCATATCGCTCAAAAAGTTTACAAATGAAGGCGGCTCTTCACCCTTTCTCACAGCAGAGCCTAGTGTTCCTGCATACTGGTTATATACATTTCCGAACTGTCCCGACCAGTACCGTTCCTGGGCAGGAGAGTACCCGCCCTGGAACGGAGACGCGCTGAAGTAGGCCATTTGAGGTGTTGACTCAAGCTGGTACTGCGCGAAGTCTATATCGGGCATAAAACTAGCGAAAGGATCATCTTCCATACATCACCTCGAATCTATTATTATGGACTAGTTGTACCCATTTGACCGCCTAGATAACCAAGGAAGCCGCTCGTAGGTCTACCAGCAGCTTCTGCCCTTGCTGCGTAGATGTCATATAAATTACCAAGAGCCCTCTGTCTAGCCTGTCCCATATATCCTCTAGCTCCACCCATTCCTGCTTGGGCCATTGCAAGAGCGTTGGCACGAGCACCTTCACCACCAAGCGCACCCTGGATTCCTAACTGTTGAGCAGTAAGGGTTCCCGTAGCAGCTGGATAGCCTGGGTCCATCCGCCTTGATGCCTCTACAGCTTGTGTCCAATCCGTTAGTGCCTGAGCTTGACGAGTTGCTTGACCGGCACCACCAAGGTAAGAAGCGAATGTTCCTACATCATTACCTTCTGGTCCACCCCCTCCTGCCAGAAGATAGGAACCATAAGCAGGTGTAAACCCCTGTCCAATAGTTCGCTGAAACTGAGGAATAAAAGCCCGTTGCCCCAACTGTTGAGCCTGAGCCGCCTGCCACAGTGCTCCCGGCCTTCCCTCAAATGTGCTTAATACATCTGCGGTTGGTATACCCCATACATTGCTCCCTGTTTGTGGGGTAGTCCAATCTAGAAGATTTGTACCCTGTGCCATTGGGTCAAAGGAAGCATATGCTGGTGGGGCTGAAACTGCTGTAGATGTAGGCAGATTGGCCACGAGCGATGGAGGGAGATCAAATCCACTCCCTATGTCAAATCCTAGATGGTATGGCATATCTATCTCTCCTTACTTAATTTATTCCTACGGTTCGTAGTACGGTCTCCAAAATGACTACTCGCCTAACTAATCAGTAATATATGGAAAACCGGGTCTGTCGGGCACGAATTCAGATTCGTCAACTCCCTCAACAAGAGTTTTAATAATAGAGTTCTCTGTTGAACCTATAGGCTGACTTGGTGCCATCTGAGTGGATATCCATGATAGGAATGTTCCAGAAGGATCACCGCCACCAGTCTTAAAAGCCTGTCGGGTTTCATATCGATCATACATATCCCCTAATCGTTTATACGCCCCAGCCCCGGCGTAGCCGTAGGGATTAATATTTAGATGGGAACTAAGCATAGCAAGAGTGTCATGTTTAGCATTATTTCCGACCAATTTGTCTTGTAGGTCGATAATCCTGGCAAAATCAGATGATTCTGGTTGAAGAGAACCAATAGTACGAGAAGCTTCCACTGCCATATCCCAATTAGCAGCAGCATCAGTAGGACTTGTCTTTTCCTTTGCCGTACGTTTTAGATAATCTTCAAAGATATCTCCGCGAGAGGTACGGCTTAATAGATAATCACCAAATCTGGGAATAAACCCCTGCATCCTTGTTGAATACCACTGAGGCATTTCAGCTTTAGGACCTAACTGTGCAACCCTAAGTGCTTCCCATAACCCCGATGGATTCAACATAAACGGAGTAGGATCAACCATTCCTGCTGTTGCTGCTGTCATCGACGTTGTGTCATCTACGATACCAGCTGTTACAGGAGTGACCTCCTTGGCTATCCCTAAGTCTGATACGGCAGTTACATCCCTACCTAATCCCAAATCTTCCGACCACGTAAATACCCTCTCGTCGGGATCAAGGGTAAATGTCCACCCACTAATATTTAGGTTATTATCATCAAGGGCAAATGAGCCAAGTGATTTCCAGGCATTAGTATCTGGTCTGTATCCAAATATTTGCTCACTAGATGGAGCATAATAGAAATTGATGGGGTATGACCCCCCGCTAGGATCTGGTGCAATTGAAAACAGAGGTATAAAAGTTCCAGAAATATTCTTAAATGAATCGGAATCAGGATTGTCTACATCATTTCCCCCTTCATAGTTTCCATACATCGTCATATGGAAGAATAAAGCTTCATCTGTAAGTCCTGTCGTAGCTGCTGTGGCAGCCTTTGTGGCAGCCTTAGCTGCTGCGTCAACCTTAGCTACTGCGTCTGTTATCTGATACTTTGGTCTTAGATATTCACCAGTAGGGTTATACGGTACGCCTTTAGGCAGTCCTGTTTCTGGGTCTAACATTCCCTCTTGGCCTACAATATTCGGTGAAGACATGAACGGAAGAATCCCCTCAAATCCCAAACCACTTACTACACGGCCCGCTGCCCCTGCCGCTCCCAAACCACTTAAACTTGGCCAAGTTTTTTCTCCTTTACCTTGGGCGTAAACCCCTGTCCATGGGACTGGTTGTGGTTGAGCGAGAGCACCCGGAGGTGGGGGAGGTGGAATCGAGGGATAGTCCTCTATGAATGGAAAATTCGGTCTATCAGGCATGAATGATGGCACGTCGGGATACATTTCTTCTACCGACATGGGCATAGGTGCCTGACCGAATCCAGGGGAAGGCGTAGGAAGTAACTGGGGAGGCGGTGGAATAAACGGGGCCTCTAAGACTTGAGACGATATTGTCTTTATCACCGCAGCATCGCTTGCGGGATCAGGCTGACCCTTAGTTATTTCCTTTATCTTACTAACTATATCTTCTTTATTGACACCGAACGCAGCGGCATATGAGTCTGTGAGTTCTTCAAGGTCCATATAGTCCGACTCGTCCATAACGGCCTGAGTAGCGGCAGCTAGATTGACATTACCGCTCTCTCTTGCTTCCTGTTCCATACGGATAAGTCCAGGATCTACGTCTAAGACATTCTTAATAGCAGAATCCTCTAGTCTGCCTTCTTTGACTATCTGATTCAGGACGGCCTGTTCCTTATCCTCTGCCGCTTTGAGCTTGGCCATCTCTTTAGCAACTTCAGTATCACCTGTCGCGGCCATAACTTCGTCGAACGTGCTCAGTTGGTTTCCCGGTCCTACACCAAGTCCTCCATTAGGCCCTCCGAACATAGAGGCATCATACATTTGATCTGAGGTATCCTGGCCGGTCAACACGTTCATTATGTCTTTAGAGTCGAGGCCCTGCATGGCCATATCCGGCAGCATACTGAACAGTTCTGTTAATTTCTTTTCTGCCATTCTTTAGCCTCCCGGTCCTACGAGCCCCATTCGGCGCAGTCTCTCCTCATCTCCTACCGCTCCCGGCCTGGGCTGTCCCGGAGGGACTACTGGCCCTGCCTGCGGCGTGGGTACCGGGGGTGGTACGCCACCCATTGCGGGGGGCATCACCCCTGGCGGAGGCATCGGTGGCGGCCCACCAGGCATTGGCGGCGCCCCCCCTGGCATAGGCGGGAGACCACCTGGAGGCCCGGGAATAGGAGGTACCCCTGGTATAGCACCAGGTGGCCCCCCGCCTCCTAGAGTATCTCTCAACATCTTAGCCTTACTCAAGAGCATGGCAACCAGTTCTCCGAAATACATCTCGGCCAGATCGTCCCGTCCCTGTTTGAGTGATGCTTGATAGAGGCTCCATGTAGCTGCCTCGGGCAGGGTACGTTCGGCTATCTGTTCCTTGACGGAATCTTCTGTCTGGTCTGCGTCCTGAACGCCGAGGATATTATCTCTGATCCAGAGGTCTGGCATGAGTGGGGTCTGGCCTTCCCGTGCGATCTGGGCCATAGAGTATTTGGACATATCGTCCTGCGGCAGTTTGGCCATAACCACTATTTCTATATCCCCGCCGTCTTTGACACGGCTGGGGGTTATTTTCTCTGAGAAGTACATTCGGTTATTGTCTCTACCGGACAGCTCAAAGGATTTGAACCGTTTAGAGACGTACTGGTCTGTGAGGAGGTTACATATCTGACGGTACGCTTTCTCAAGGGCCTGAATCCTAGGAGAGAGCACTGTCTCAACGCCTTGTCTAAGGGTATTTATGGCAAATCCCGAGAGTTGGAACTGTAATTCTCCGTAAATGGAGTGTGGTATGGAGCCGCGTTGCATCTCACCGGAGACCATACCCATATATGCGCCGCTTTCTCTAGACATCTCAAGGAGTCCCAGGGGTTCCACGTCTTCTCCCTGGGCCAGTGCTATCTCGGTGCCTTCCTTGTAGGGATCTTCGTCTAGCACCTTGGAGCCGTCTCGGGACCGTATTTTAAGTCCTTGTCTACGGCTACGTGCGACTAGTTCGAGCATCGTGCTCATCATGAAGTTATGTTTCTCATACAGTTCCCGTGTGGACTTATAGACTGATTCTCCGAAGTCTCCCACGGTATCTTCGATGGACGACCATTCGAGGGACTGTATGAGTGGGCCTGAGCCTACTGGTCCGATAAAGACAGGAACGCCGTCATGGCCGTGTCGTGTGCGTTTTTTAATAAATCGGGTTGGGAGGGCCACGAAGTTATCTTCTCGGTCATAGAAGTCATAGACATACACGCCGTTTTCGAGATCTCGGGAGTCTCCTAGGCGAACGCCGTACTGGCTTTCGACCTCGGCTTTAGTCTTCTTGACCTTATAGCAGGCCCATGAGAGGCCGTCGCTGTCCGTGCCCCAGAACGTATGCATGGGGTCCCAGGGTGTGACATCGACGTAGGTATCTTCATCTGATCTCTTTACCAGCAGTGCTCTTCCTGCGTACCAGCCTCTAAGGGTTATGTACCATGCGAGTTGGTTTTGCAGGGGTGGTGACAGTTTCATACAGAGCCGGTCATCTGCGGCATGGAGGGCTCCGATGAGGAACCGTTCCTTGTCGTTATTGACCTCACGGGAGTTACGCGGGTTGCCGTTAGGAGGGATTCGGACTATGAGACCTGCCGATGTAAGCCAAGCTATGATCTTATCGGCATAGGTCTGTGCTTCGTTGGACGTATATGACTGGTACCCGTCGCCTGCGTCATACGGTTCGAGTCGATAGAGTCGGTGGTCGGAGTCCATTCGTTGGCGCAGGGGTTCTGTTGCTTGATAGTGGTCTTCTACCAGTGCGACTATATCTTCAACCTTACGTTTAGCCATAGTCTACTTAGCGCCTCGGTCCTCAGTCATCTCCATCTTTTGACCTTAATAAAGCTGCGGCTGGTGATATGGCCATAACCGTAGCGATCTATCAGGCCATATATGACGGCTTTAATGGCGTGGTTATTTTTATCTTCCGGGCTCTCTCCCACTATATTACCATCTCTATCTATTTTCCATCTATATACTCTAGTTTGTCCGTCAATCGGGCTTTGAGCTACCCCAAATTCCGATAAAATGCCCTGACAGGACGGATTAAAAACGATTTTTGGAATATTTGTTGTCGGATCAGGGCGCAAAAAGCCTTTAAGGCGTTCAGTCCCTTCATTTATCCGAACCTTCTTCGCGTCTAAATAGACCCCTGCCTCTAGCCAGATCTCCGCAGGTGCGCTCATGGCTTGATGTTGGTATCCGGCTATGTCTATAGCTCCGCCTACGACATCCTGCCACCATCGGCGGGATTTTGCGATTTCGATAATCTCTGTGGTAATGAGTCCTTGTTCGAAGACCTCATCTATGATATTAATCTGGCCGTTTATTTCCTGAGCTACTTCGACGGCATATGCTCCTGCATATCCTGGGTCTATCCATAGGTAAACGGGTTCTCCTTTGACCCATTTAGCTTCTCTATCGATATGGATATCTGGGCGAAATTCTCCAAAAACGAGTCCTTGGGGCGGTGAGGGTATACCTTCGATGCGTTCCATAAAGAACTCATCGGAGGACTGTGCTCTGAGTTTAAGTATTTCGGGATCTCGTTTGCCTTCTGGGTAGAGGTGTTTATTGGAGTAGGAGGGGAGGGAGAAGCTTTGTTCGTCGTCGAACGCGCCTTGGTTCCAGGTTGCGAACAGTTGGGGGTACCATCCTAGGGACCCCTCGAACGTACCTGCGAGGAACAGCCATCCTCGTTTGGGGGCTACCCTGCTTCTTAGTCTATGGAAGGAGTCTAGATCGAGCTGTGACGCTTCGCATCCTATGATTCCGTCGGGGGCTTTCATGGCGAGGGTACGGGGATCTTTAGCTGACTTCGTTTCTATCCGTGTGCCGTCTGCGAGGATCATATTTCCAGGATCGACTCTTTTTGTAACGGACGCTAGAATCCCAAGTGCGGCGAAGTCTTCCACGAGGTAGTTAAACTCTGCACGGGTACGGTCGTAGTCTGCGGCCACAAGCCAGTAGAGACCCGACTCTTCGGTCTCAAGGAATCGTGAGACGAGGTACTTGGAGGCTACCATAGACTTACCGGCTTGTTCTCCACCGGCCACGAGTATGAATCTCTTACGGCATTCCAGTATAGGGGTTTGAGCTTCTGTGGGCTCAAATTTCAGTTTCTTAAATAGGTATTCAGTTATCATTCCCTTTTGATCCATTTTCCGTTCCGGCATCCTTCCTCCTTGCGAGGATCTTTTCCACCTCATCTATCGCATTTTTGCGTTCCTCTAATTCCTGGTAGTCTGCCTGGACTGCCTCTGTTTCTTGGGATCCGGTACTTTTCCCTGTCTTCTTAGCTCTCTCCTGATCTTTCTTCCACTTCTTCCACTCTCCCATAAGTTCTCTTGCCCCGTCATCTGCCCTATAGGCGTCACGGCGGTATTTCTCAGGCCAGCAGGCATTAAGCATAGTAATAAGAAGAACTGGATTACCATCGGGACGTTGATCTTTAATCCTGGATAGGGCGAGATCTTGTAGTCCTTCTCTGAATATCTCGTTCGCGTTCTCGAACCTAATCTTAAAATTCTGCACATCCTTTGTCCGCCATTCGTACACGCTACTCCTATCCATAGCAGCAGCTTTACATGCTGAAGTTACAGTCCCAGTCTGTCCATAAGCCACAAGAAATGCGTCCTGACGCGCCTTAACCCTCTTATTCGTTAAAGTTCGACCAAGTTGTTTCTTGGCCCCATTTGGATCTATTGCTCGATTTGTCTTCCTAGGCATAGATAGCCTCCTTCTCCACAATAAACTTCCCGCTCGGTCCCCTCGTTCGTTTAAGAGGCTGATAATTCTCTAAGGGAACCCATTTCGGCCTTATCCAGTCCCCACTGTCAAACCCTGAATTATAAAACTCCCTGGTACTAAAACATACCTTACACGTTCCGATAGTGATGCGCTTCCCACTGGGAGGAGGTATTACCCAATAATGCGGATGCTCCGCTGGACTGATCCATTCCGTATCCCAAGATACCATCCTCAACTTCCCCGAACGATATCCACGGATCCATTGACGAAGAGTGGTCCTGGGAACCTTCAAAATACACGCTACCTCTCTCTGGGATAGTCCAGCCCGATATCCCCTGAGAGCTGCCTGTATAACATCTGCGGAATATGAATATGACCTAGTAGCCACCATTTACTATATCCCTAATGATGGCACCTACAATCACACCCACCACAATCCCGATGTCCACTATATACACAAATTAGAGTTATCATTCAAACCACCTTACGATAGCCCATCATACACAAAACCCTAAACCTATTACAATTCGTTAGATAAGTTGTGTATTTTCCTGTCATTGCTGTCAGTGCTGTCATGCAACGGCTCGGTTCCCTGGTTCCCATATCCTTAGAGATTCTACCCCTCGCGCGTGCGCGCGTGCAGTAACTGTATACAGTACCAGTAACAATAACAGTATACAGAAAGATGCAGTAAACATCTTTCTGTACCTGCTTACAGTATAAATTACATGAGAACCCGCTTTAGACGGAACCCCACGTAATTTATCTGTCATAGTTGTCAGTATCCGTACCATTACATGTAATTACAGAGTAAGTCGTAGTAATTACATGTAATTACATGTAATTCGCTGGCAGTAAGACCTTCCTGCAAACAGCATGTGATCCCCCTGAAACTGCGTTACTTTACAGCAAAATTTCTGGTACGGGTACCTATGTCTATATATATACCGTTCTAAGCCCTACCCCCTGGTTCAATATGCCGCCCTGGTAAATGTTCCTGCCATAAGGGTACCTGTACCTGGTGCTGTACCT